TACAACTCCCATCGCAAAAATAAACAAAACCACAAGTGAGAACAGCGTCCAATCTTTTGTATTTAGTTTATTGCTCTCCTTCTTTGCTTTTATTTTTTCAAGAATATTCTTGTCAACATTGAAATCGAAATCAAATGTCGTATTATTAGCTATCTTCACATCAATGCCTTTGTTATTAATAAATATCTGTCTCTTAACACTCATATCCCTAATATTTCTGCTACATAAACAAATCCATAACATATATAATTATCAGCGTCATGCTCCCCATAATCAACATGCCAAATAACAGCGCATGGGAAATAGAGTGGCATATCCTCAGCCATAGGCTCCTCTCTAAAGTCATCAATGTTTATCTTCTCCCTCCACCTCCACAGGTCTTGGATATCGTTCAAAATTAATTTCTCCATAACTATGACGGATATTAGATGTTAGTAATTCTATAGCCAAGCTGATCATGGCTCCCGCTTCCGTAAGTTTATTCATTTGGGCGTACACCCTGTGCTCTGCGCTACGATAAGTCTCCCTGCTGCTTATGGTATCTAGCAAATCATCTATAGCGTTTCTAAGAAGATTGGTTATTCCTCTTTCTCCCATACCCTTGAAATAATAAATATCACGACCAACGTAAAACATGTCCTGACATCTTTTAGCTACGTACTCTATTCCGGATAGATGGTATTTCTCGTTGTCTATCTCCACCTCTCCTTTTTCTATAGCCCTCAACAACTTCCAATCTATCGTTACATAAGTTTGACGATTTTTTACCTTTACATAGGTATATCCGCCATAATGAGAACCCAGCGTCCTCATCGTTAGCTCATTGACTTTTTGTTTGTTTTCATCCATAATAATCAGGTTTTTAATGTTGATACAAACATACGATTTAAACAAAAATAAAAGCATGAATAATATTAAAATAATATTAATCATGCTTAAATATAAATATATTCCTTCTAGTTCTCACGGATATACGTATTCGTACTCATCTGGAGGAGATGTCTTATATTCAACATCGCACTCCATATTGGTGTAATAGTTATCCCCTTTTCTGTATACTAACGCTACCCAACAGTCATATTTTTTGCTGTATCCTATAAGAGGGACATTAGCCATAGGCGGATTATCCTCTGTTTTGTATCTTATTCTTGTTACTTGTTTCATATTTTCATGGATATAAATATTCATATTCTTCCGGTGGATATGTTTCAAATTCAGCATCATACTTCATGCAGGTGTAGTACTTATCCCCTCTCCTGTACATTACTTCCCACGGGCAGCTATATTTTTTGTTGTATCCTAAAAGAGGAACCCCTTCTATAGGAGGCTTATCTTTCGTTTTGTACCTTAATTTTGTTATTTGCTTTATGCTCATATAATCTTATGTTTAAGTAATTCCATCATCATCGAAAACAATGTGTCTACAAGAAGTTTCTCGCTACTCCAATATATAGGGATCTCATCTATATCTCTATACGTTACAGACCATGCATGTTCTAGCTTATAACATTCGAATGTACAACCCTCTATCTCATATGGGAGTAAATTCAGTAACGTCCCTACATCCCAAACAGGGTTGGATATATCCGGGGTAACGGCCTCGATCAGTCCTATACGACCAGCGTCATCCTCCATAGAATGCAATGAGTCAAGGTACTTGTCTCTGAAGCCGATGGCGGTGGAGATAGGGAGGCCGGCCTCGACCAGCACTCTTCCCTGTTCTTTTGTGGTAAAAATCCGTTCCTTCATAATTTCATTTTCCTTTCTACTGTAACTATCGTATCATTATGCCATCCCCCATGAGCCACGAGAAGAATCTCCTGCTGCTCGAAACCAAGACCGGCCCCTATACCGCCGGAGTTCCACGCGCAGGTAATGACCACCCCTCCTTTCTTGGTGATCCTAGCTATCTCCTTCTTCTGTCTAGTCCAATAATTAGATTGTGTTGTTTGCATATTAACAGATTCTCCAAGCCTTTTATATGACTCGGACACCTGTCTTGCGGAATATGGTGGATCATATAATACCATATCAGCTATATTATCGCCAAGATCACTCAGGAAGTCCGTGGCATCTTTATGATATATAGCCTTAGTCTCAGGGTCAAGATCGTTGGTGATCGTCCCTATATCGCTGTTTCTGGCGAACGGATCCACTATAACCATCCCCTCTTCTCGATATTTGTCTATAAGTTCCCTTATCGGTCTTATGCTGAATGTCTCTTTATTCGGCATTGACCATTTTTTAGTAATTATCATGATCTATGAAGTTTATCCCATTCTTCTTTATCTACTCTTTTACCTTGTATATAAAACAACTGTATTGACCCATCATGAGTGTAAATTGCTTTAGACTTATCATTTTTTAATCTATCGAAAACATTACCAAACCTCTGTGATAATTTCATAGATTGATATTTTTCAAGAAAGTTATATTCTTGATCTGATAAATTTAATTCCTGTTTAATCATTTCCCTGCTTTTGCTCATACCAAATTTGATTGTTTATTTCCTTTTTGAAATTTAATTTCATAATACTTCTAGATATAGGATCACATATATCCTCCCACCAATTCTTGTGTCCTTTTGGTGGATGTATATCCTTTTTCCATGAAGACCCCTTAACTGTTTTGACTCTTCCGTATGGCTTCATTTTGCTCATGTTTATCACATGTCACATTAGTACCCGTTTCTGATGATCCGAACATAAGCTCATCAGTGATCTTGCGAAACTCCTTTACAATATCATTCATCTGCTTACGCTCTATGCTTCTTAGCAAATGGGCTATCACATCCACTGTCCATCCGTTTCCAGCTAAAGACATGGCCGTATTCGGGGCTATCCCATCAAGGTAATCATCCGGCAATGTCTGTAGCCTACATATCTCCACCGGGATCAGGTATCTGAATTTGTCTTTCATGTCAAAGGCATTAGGATATCTTCCGGGAGGTAACGATGAGATTACGTTATCTTTCATAACCGTTGTCAGGCAATTACTTTTCTTGATGGGAGTGGTATTCTTATCTTTTCTTATCTCCAGACATTGCGTTATTTTTATGCCCATGTCACAATCCTTTCGATACCCGTCATCTCCTATCCTTCTACCGACAATGGTCCCTATATATTTCCCCCTTATGGCTCCCGGATTCCAACCCTTGTCATGCTCTAGAATATCATCCAATGATATATGCTTGTCTTTCGGCATTTCTACCGGCCAATTACACCAATAAAGGCGATGCCGGGTCTGTGCCGAGACCAAGGCGCTATCGATCTCCACCGGCTCCACGCCAAGCTCCTCGGTAATCACCCAGCGGTGCTCATCCCGCATCCGGACGTTCTCGCCCAAGAACAGGACCTTACCTTTGGTCTCCTTCCTTAAATGCTTTACGATGTCCGAGAAGCAAAAGAAAAGCCTTCCACGAGCGTCCATGAATCCCTTACCCTTACCTGAGCTAGAGAAGCTCTGGCAACAGAACCCTCCCATGACCAGATCTATGTCTTTCCAAGGGATATCCCATGTTCTCCAGTTATTAACATCCCCTAATTGAATAATATTAGGAAAATGTTTTTGACTTACCTTTATACATGTCTTGTCTATCTCCGAGGCGTAGTAAGTCTCTATAGGTATACCGGCTCTTTGTAATGCTAAATACCCACATGATATCCCATCAAATAATGATAATACTTTCATATTGTTCATTTATTCTCAGACCTAAAAATATCCTTTGCGATCATATCAAGGGATATTTTATGTATCTTAGGTAAGACCTTAATCAATTTAATGCCAAAATTTTCGCCTCTCTTAACAAAAGTCCATTTACCATATATGATTCCATGCATCATATTCTGTATTACTTCCTTACTGTCTGTCAAGAATACTTGGTAATAGACACTTTTGGCATAATTAAAATCCTCCCCATGATCATTTGCCGGTCTTAATATCATTACAGCCGAAGAGCGTCCACGAACGAATCCGTGTATCTCAAGGCATTCGTCAAACTCATAATTATCACGTTCTTCATCATGAACATCCTTAACCCATTTACATGGTCTCCCGTCTTTAAACGGGATCTTTAACTGTTTCTTTGCCATCTTTTAAATTATATTATAATGTTATTACCTGCTCATAGGTGAGCGTGCCTTTGTAACCTCTAGCTTTTAGTTCTTCGATAAGTTCTCTAGG